TATAACAAGACCCCACTCACCAGTGAAATCGGTATCGTAGTCATAGAAAACAACCTGCCCATCAACACCATTTAATTTGATGCCGGATGCCGGAGCCTTAGTGCTCAGCGCGGCATACTGCGCCGCGCTCACCGGTTTGTCCGCGTCCTTCGTGAAATCAATCAGATCCGCGGATTCCAAATCTGTTATGTCGATAAAACTGGACCATTGCACGGGGTCGAATTCTGGAATAGATACGGGATTTCCCGCAAAATCGGTTAGTTCCGTCTGCGTCGCATTATCTGGATACGAGAAGAGGTCTGACACCGCTATACGCCGTGTGCTGGGTGTCGCAGAGTAGTCATTGAAGATCAGTTCATCCGCATCGGCCACCGTGCCACTAAAGGCTGTCAATTCGCTGACCTTGACGCCCATGGCGCCCTCCTGCAGACCGCTATTATCCGGCCACACAGATTCCAGCACATTGCCAAGTTCAGTATCCGAAGAAGCAGGCTCAGGCCGCGACACCGCGCAACCGGTAAACCCCAGAGTCCAGGCCAAAAGCACCAGACTGAATAAGATATAGAGTGTTTTATTTTTCATAGTCGGTTAATCAGTTTCAAGTTCGTCTCCGCCTTCTGTTGTTAGGTTGATTCCATCCTCGTCTTGAATCGGAGTTCCAGTCGCATACGCAGACAAGCTTGGTCCGACCTCGCCGAATCCTTCTTCAGAGAGACTTATGTCAGGGATTGTGCTTCCTGTGATCGACCACATAATAATTTGAAAACTTGGTTCTTATGATCCCGGAAGTTCGACCCATCGAACCTCTGGGTTTGTGTTGTCTGCCTCAGCATGAACCGCATAAATCGCAAGTTCGTTTGCGTTGCTCTGAGCCAACTGAGGGAAAGCAATGCTCTGCCCTGGCTTTAGTGGAATTCCCGAGTCGGCTCCGGCGCCTGCCGTCGTTTTTTTACTGAACCCAAAATACACGGTAACATCCGAGTTATTATAGAGAATACCGTAAATACGGTTCTGCTTACGCTCAGCGACCTTTGTTGCCTGGTCGCCGGCTTCGGTGAAATTTTTGACAGTCGTGGAACTCATTTGTGATAAATCTTAGTTGTTATTCTGGTGATGAACTACCGGTTGCATTTAATCTCCCCGTCTGCTCGCCTCGGATTCACGGTTTTTAATGTCCGATTCTGCGTAGCTTATTCCGTCTTCGATCAACTTTGCCGGACAGAATTTTTTAATCAGGTAATCCCTTGTTGCGACCAGCACCTCACGCTCGTCTTTTTCGGTCTTGGTGTTGAAGATTTTATCTTCTAACTGGGCTAAAGCTCGTTTGAATTCACCATCAATGTATTGGAATTGATCAGACTCTCTGAGCGTTTTTAACTGCGCGACACGCTGCTCCGGTGAAGCAACTCGCCCGTCATAGAGTGTAACCCCTGTTTTAGATACAGAATTCATGATTCATTGACCTCAGTTTGTGGTTTTTCCTCTGGATCGGTGCCGGCAGCATTCTCATCCCCTTCACCACCAGGCGCGGATAGATCCGCAATGTATGCAGCAATCTCCTCTTCCGTTGGTTTTGGTAATAACTTATCGGCGTCATCATGCCCCAGTGCCATGAGACTGCTGCGATAAATAGGACGGATGCGCTGCCGGCTGATTGGATCCCGCATCGCATACTTATCCGCGATTTCTTCAACGAGTCGATTTGCCTCAACTGTTGCTTGTGTGTGCTGCTTGGAAACAACGATTTCAATGTCGAAATCAACGCCTTCCACGGCCTCTTTTCGAAGCCATTCGACCGTTTCTTCATCACCGTCGCTAAAGCGAAAGGCTACCGAGTCATCCATAGTATCGAGTTCGATACGGGCTAACTTCTTGATATGCGCAGCAATCCCACGAACGAGTCGACGGCTCCACCTGCGACTTATTTTCCCCGACTCTCTCAACGTAGCGTCCATGCCGTAAGCGGTCGTATTCTCCGGTATGTCGGAGTAATCACCTTGCGAAAGGTTTGATACCCCCAGCCAGAGTTGGACCATGAAAAGTATTCGGTCGATAAGGTCTTTTGTGTTGTTCTCTGCTTGCGGGAAAACGAATGCTTCTAGGATTTCGGAAAGTGCTGCTTCCTGCTCCGGGGTAATAATCTCGAACGGCTTGAGGTCATGGAAGTTTTTGCCCTCTCGGGTTTTTGATGGATCGTATTTGATGATCGGATTCGTCGCGATTGAATTACGGTATGCCCAGCGATTCCAATTGATGTCGATAAAGTCCTGAAAGGGCTCGAGCATCTTAACGAGTGAATCGCCATACCACCGATCTTTTGTCTTTGTAGGAGACGCGGCTGTAAATGGATGACGCATGCGTGGACTTGGTAGCATCTTTGCCGCATACTCATAGTAAACGGCACGCTCAGAAGTCTTCTCAATCTGAATACAAAACCGCTGAGGATACCCTTTACCCATCACATCGCGAACAACCCAGCACTCATAGATCGGTTTAACCGAAACCTGTTGGTCGAACTCAAGCACCTCTTTCGATGACTTTTCCCGCTCCCCCTCGGTCTTTGGTGATGCGTTATCCTGGGTGAACTCGTTCTTCACATCGTTCCAGCTTGGCCGGCCATTGGCTTTTAACCATCTGCGCTCAATCCAAGAGGCATCACGATCGTAGATTTCGAACATGAAATTCCCATCATCAAGCGTCGAGATATTTGATTGCGCGAAGAAATGGTCATATTCGACCAAGACTGTTCGAGCTCCCTTGCAGAGTAGCTCTTTTCGCACAAGCGCATCCTGCGGCATCTGCCACGAATAGCGACTGCCTAAGAGTATCGCGTCGCCGGGTTCTGCTTTGTATTCCTCTTCGGTCAAAAACAGGTCAGGGGACACCTCAAGGCGATAGATAGGCTTATCAATCTTGTTTGTTTCGGGGTTCGGCTCAAGGTCGGGAATCCATTTTTCCGAGCCATACTCTACATATCGAATCTCTACCTCTTCACTTCGCGTGTCATCAACGATGGTCACATACTCCTGCGCCACGTTATCAAACAATACAGGGGTGTCGAAGTCTTCAAACGTATCCCATTCCTCGCGATACACGCTTTTCAAGATCAACGCGCTTTGCACATACGCAGGCGTGAACGACAATTCCAGCTTCTCGCGCAAGTCACTTTCATCATTGAGTCGAAAATGAAGAGCGCGGTTCAAGCTCAACGCGGTATCGCTGGGGAAGTTGCCTTTTGGCTTCGCATGAAAAAACGGGGAACTGCCTACGATTTCTTCCTCTGACCTTGACGAAAAGGAATCAACAATCATGGAAGTCATCGGCAGAGATAGGTTCTCATGCTGAAAGACGCCTTCTTCTTGGGCTCTGTAGGCTTTAGAGTTATGGTAGTCTTTCCACGACTTACGATCGGCTTCTATTCGATCCTTATTGTCCCTCTCCAGTTGCTTGATGCGAGCAAGGCAGTATGTGACCAGTTCTCGTTCCTGATCAGGTGTAAGACGTAAGTTTGATGTCTCTGGCATTTGCCAGTCTATTTAGCCTGAATCAGCTTCGACCTTCCACCGGTTGCATTTCACGGCAAGAACCTTCTGCAAATATCCTCGCACGCCTGCGATACAAAGGTTACAGATAAGCCATGAAATATCTATACTTATTCCTTGGCATCGTGATCGGCTCCGTCTTCTCTAGCTACCTCCTCGCCGGATATGGCGATAAAGTATACCCAGATGCAAAGATGGGCGACATACTATGGGAGTTAAGGCACGGCAAGAATGCTCAAAGCCCCGGCACCAGTCAGCCTGACACTCTACGATGCGATTGCAGTTTAATGTTAGGAAGAGTCTCCGCCGTCTCCGAAAAGAATGCAAAAGACTTAGAGATGGCGGCAGGGGTCATTCTCAAAAATCAAGCGCATGTTAAAAGAATCGACATATTGACTCAAGTGCTTTTGCAAAACGGGACGATCTCTAAAAAAGAGTATAATTCGATAATGCAGCCGATTCAGTAATTTAGGCTTGTAATCATTTGGGTATGCATTTGGGTAAGGCCCAGACATCAGGACACAAAAATGACTTGCACTACACTTCGCATTCACAGAACATTAAATTCTCTCTCAAATCTTAGTCGCATCCGCAGGCGACACCTTGGCGGTTTTTTTGTGCCTACGTGTTAAAAACTTTATCACGGGATACATCGCAAAATACAACACCGCCTCGGCGGAAATATGCGGGGCAGTTTACTAAGAACTGAGAGTGATTCCCGTGGCCTTCTCAGGGTCACACACAGTAAAACTCAAAAAAACTTAGTAACATGCAAAAAGAAATCCCTGAATTTCAACCAAGACAGTATTATGCTGTCTTTCTAAGTGAGGATGCTGCTGAAGTATTAAACGGTCCTCATCCGAGCCCTCAAGCCGTGGAGGACTACCTTCGAAATCTGGCGCGGCAACAAATGGACGATATGTCTGAGCCTTGTGATGTGCTCACCGATTGGTTCGGCCCGTTTATGGTGGTCGAAAAGATCAAAGAAGCGTCCGTCCTGGTCGAGACGATCTGTGAAACTGTCAATTCAGAAGAAAGGGGCTGTGCATGAATTACATCGAGCAAATAAACCACTTTTGGGCGGTCCAATCGACGAAGGACGAGATAAAGCCTCCTGAAATTGCCGTATATTTCTACCTCCTGAATCTGGCAAACCGGCTAAACTGGCCTGATACTTTTCAGACTTCTACGACCAAGTTGTGTGCCTCTCTCGGATTTAACCACAGGAATACTTTTAAGCGGTCCAGAGATCGCCTAATTGAGTCAGGAGTAATCGAAGTCGCGTATCACCCTACGACCAAAAAAGCCACCTACTCGATCACTAAGTGTGCCACAAACCGTCCACAGGGTGTCCGCGAAGTGTCCTCAGGGTGTGCCACAGACCGTAACACCTATAGTAAACAAACAGACAAAAAAACAGAGAGAGTTAAAGACAGAGAAAACGAAGGCTGCTCTGCTCTCTCTGATTATTCATTTGATGAACTGCTGGAGCAGGCTTACGCTGACTTTCCCCGAAGGTCCGATGTCGATAAATGCGCTGAAGCCTGCCTTCAATACTACCAAGCAAAGGGCATTCCTCTGATCTACGATAAACTTAAGGCGTGGATTGCAGGGGAAAAGCATCCCGAATGGAAAGCCGAGAAACCTAAGGAAATCCCCAAAGCTCCGGAGAATTATGAGGCGGCACACCTTCACCTCTTTGGCCGCAAGCCAAGGGTTTCGTGGGAGCATCTATGCCGATGCGACCAGGAAGTTGCGGAACAAATCGTTCAAGTCGGTCGCGAACTGAGCCACAAATCGAGCCAGAGTTGTGCCACGGAACGTGCCAGACCTGTGCCACGGGGTGTGCCACGAAATGACAACCATTCCGTAGTCCAATTCGAAAGCCATAGAGATTCCCTCCGCAGCCTTAATTCGGCATAGGAAATACCGACCGAACCGCACGCTTCGATAGCTCGTTTCTGCGCTTAGTGATCTCCTGAATCTGCTGCTGCTTCAACTCGGGAGACATTGCGGGGCTTAGAAACACCTGCTCACGACGCTTTTTGAGCTGACTGAGTTCCTTTTGAGTGGATCGAAGCATTGAGCTAGCTGCGATAATCTTCGCATTCTCCGATTGAACCTTCTGGGCTTTCTCAATCCGCCCTTTGGCTATATGGCGCTCCATGCTTTGCAAATAAGTCTCTGATTGCTTCAGGAGGTCGTAAAACTCGGATACATAGCCACTACTCTTCTTGTCCGGACTGCGCCAGTAACGGCCAATCACGTTCTTTGCGATCGGAGCATCCCGCCAGTGAGTCTTAGGTGCGTTCGGATAGTTGGCGGCTCTGCGTGTCACGATGTCGGCCATATCCATCACATACGTTCCTAGAGTGCCAGTAAGCCCCCTATAGGTATGTTCCAACATTTTAGGGCTACGCATCCACTCGGGGGCCGAGTCTGGCATACGGTCGGCCATTTCAATGAATGTCTCGGATGAGTAGGCATTGAAGCGGTCTTCGGGAGCTTGAAATTTATCACCGAGTCCTTCAATTGGCAGACCCGTATAGAAATTAGTGTTAAACTTCACTTCGATCGCCTGTTTTGCAATCTGCGGCACTGGGAGGCTGGGGAATGCTGTTTTAAGCACCTCGCCTAATTGAGCTGACGCTTTCTTGTTTGGCTCCTTGTCGCGCAATGCGATCCACATACGCTCTGGGACAGTCGCAAACATGGCACCCACTTCAAAAGGCTTTGGAATGCGGAAGTGCTGACCGCCGACGAAAATGTGCCAATAAGCATTACGATCCCAGTCCGGCAACTCCCAATACTCGTCGTTATCCCAATTCAGGCCCAAGAGCGCTAGCGTCGCCCCGGACAAGACCGCAGCTTTCGTTGCGAAGGAAATCATTTGGCGACGACCTTCCACGCTACTGAGCCCCCCAGCTTGGCGCATGGTGCGATACATTCCTTGGAGTGCGGAGTTCAGGAATGGGCTCACATGCACAAGTATCCGCATAATTTCGGCTCCACCATGGGCGCTGAAGTTCGTTTGGTCATTTGCCTGAAATGCTGCTTCCTGTAGGGATCCACCACGGTCTAGTATCTTTCTGGCTACTGCGTAGCGATTCGCATTCTCAGAAACTGAAACAAGCCTCTCGTATGCGCGGAAGGCGTCACCAGGGGAACCGATGATCGAGCGTAGGAATCCCCTGCGCTTATTTCGCTCCATGCGGAAGATTTCTTTTCGCGCATTCTTCGACATCATCGGGTTATTGCGGAACCCTCCCCATGACACGCTACCAAACCCCACCCCTTTGAGCTCTGCGGCTAGTGTGTCGTTAGTCAGAAGCTTTGCGGCCTCCGTCATGCCTTGAACGCCGGGAACCATGATTTCCTGATTCGTCATCCAAGCAATCATGCTTTCACGGCTGGTATTCGCGATAATGAATCCCGGTTCAAGGGTGATCGCATCAGTGAGTAATTTCTTACTGGCATTGAATGGCGCCAAAAATGGCTTGAGACTGGATTGCCATTGATCTGGGCCGATCGCGAGAATCGACTCCATCAGCATCTTGTCTTTGACCTTCCAGTATTGAGGCTTTCCGCCCACCATTACTGTCATGATGTCATCACCTTGAGGACGCTGCATCCGCCAGAATGTGATCTGCTTCTCGAGTTCCGCCTCGTCTGCAATGCCGATCAAGTCATAGCGACCTGCCGCAGCCTGACTTTTCGCCATGTCGGTGAATTTCTTAATGTCACCATAGACCTTTGGCGGTAGCTCTTCTGTTGCTTGAAGTTCAAGGAATCGCTTCCGGGCCAGTGTTTCGATGACTTCAGACTTTGCCACCTTGAAAGGAATCGGCACATGCTTCGCCTTCTCGACGAAAAGACCATTGCTCCCGATCGCTGTAACAAGCTTGCGCTTAGCGATGTTATTCAGGCTTTCCTGCATCATTGACTGGAAATTACCGATAATACTCTCCATGACTGCCACGCGGCCATCGCCCCCCTTGAGTCGACGGATCAGCTTTGCGGCATCCTTCGCAGTCTTTGGTGGATTCTCTTTAATCAACCGTGCAATCGCATCACTTTCATCAACCCGGTTAAATGGCACATAAACATCAGACTCCCAGTCAGCACGCTTGATCGGATCAATGATGCCTGCCTCTTCTGCAAAATTGAGAAGATCGTGGTTCCATTGGACATACGACTTACGGACTTCCTCGAATACCGGGAATTGCTCCGCGAGCTTCAATTGCTCGGCGATTTCTGTGCGTGCGCGTTCTTCGCTCCAAAAGTCCTCCCGAGAGACGTCCTCACCATTGGCGAGTGCTTTGGAATAGCCCTCTCGATCAAAGCCAAAGTTCTTTTCTCGGCCTTGCTCGATGAGCTCTTCTGCACGCTTAGCAGTCACATACGCTTCCCATAATGGGGTAAGGTCGCCTTTCTGTGAATTCAGTGGAGAGAGAATCTCAGACAATCCTCGGCTCCCCTTCTTTAAGTAAATACCCCCATCGCGCTTAATCCCGAAAGTGCCTACCGTAGTCCACGCATCAAAGACCTGTCTGGTTTGACGAGTCGCGTGGAAAGCCTTCCAAGGGCTGACGGTTGCATCTGCTTCTTCTGAAAAACGGGTTCCCAGTGTCGCGTCGGCTGCACGTCTCGCTCCTTCGAAATTATCAATAGTCCCCTGAATGAATCTGGATTTCAGGCTTTCGGTCGTTCCTCGAAAATAGTCCTGCAGCTTTTCGGCAATCGTTCGGCGATCTACCATATCGGTATTCGTGCGCTTGCGGATCGCCTCTTGCTCGGGAGTGCCCTTGACCTCGGGAGCGAATAGCGGTTGCCCCTGCTGCACGCCTTCGCGCATGGTTCCAACTGGTTTCCTGAAGCGAGTAGAAAGCGGGATTAGCTTACCTGCTTCATCGTAAGCCACAGAAGTAGCAGGCGTATCGCCAGCAAAAAGAATATTTGCGCCTTCCCAGTTGCGTCTAGCGCGTTCCATAGCATGAGGGATATTTAATCCCTTCATACCATCAACAAACGGCTTTCCACCTTCAATCTTTACAACGACCGTAATCTCTTTTTTATAACCGCTTTCCGAATAAGGAGTGTTTGGCTTGGAGTCTCCGGTGAATCCCATCAACTGATCTCCGACATTCTTATATCCTGAAACTGGATATTCAACGGCTGCTTCTTTAGCTGCTTGATTGAACAAAGTATTGACCATCGCAGTTTTCCTGCCTTCGACAGCTTTCGCATAGAGCTTGTCGCGATTTAGCTCTCTTTTTGTTAAAGTCTCCTGAACCTCGGGAGCGGCTAGTCCTTGGCGCGTGTCGGTATTTGCCTTTAAGTAAAACAGGGATTCGCCCATTTCATTCAGCTTGATGAAAAGGGCTTCGAGCTTGGATGCTGGAATTGCGGCCACCATCTTGTCACCTACTTGACGGAAAAGCCCGTCGGATGTCAGTTTATTCAGCGTCGGGTCTTGCCAATACTTACCTCCGAAACGCTTGCTTGCTGGAACCTTCAGCGAGTAGTTGCCGTTTTCAATGACTACCTGAATAGTGTCTTCGGTGTTGGCGACTTTATTTGTGCTGTCTCGAAGCGCTTCTGCAAACTCTTTGGAAGACTTCACGAATACCCGGCCTTCCTGTTGCTCTTTCAACTGTTTCGCGGCTGCGGCTGGCAATAATATGCCTGTCTCAATACTACCTTGCTTTGTAGTGTATGTGACGATCTTGCCTGTAGTCATACCCTTATTTGAAAGCGCGGAATACGCTGCAAGCAGATTGCCAGTGACAATAATGCGCTCGCTCGACCAATCCATCGTGCTGTCGTATAGTTGCGCGAATCCACCAGGATAAACCGTTGTCAATCTTTCCTCAGCCATGGAGAACGGCATTTTCACTGAACCCTTTCCTGAGTTCGTTTGAATAATCAGCGTGTGCTTGCTCGGCGTTAATAGAAGGTCATCGTCAATCTTAAAGTCGACGACTGCCCCGTAAGTTGATTCTCCAATCCGGACAAGTCCCCCAATGTGGCGAATTGCGCTCAACATCGTCTGCATCCGCTCGCGATTCGTGCGCTCCCATGAGTCTTTGCGTTTCTCCCAGTTGAGGCTTTTGCTTTCGGCATCCGCACGGGCCTTTTCATAGAAAGCATCAATCTTGGTTTCATACTGCTCAAATAGCTCAGAATACTTCGACTGTGCTTTGCGCGACATCGCGATTACCTCTTCACCGGAAGGTGGCTGCTCGCCCATTTCTACCGATACCCGCTCTTGGTAGCTTGGACCGTCAAAGACAGAGCCCGAATCGCCACCAGTCGTGAACACAGTCTTTTCAATTACATCGGCTTTGATGTCCAATTCTTCGGCAATCAGGGTGTTTTCGCCCATTTCATTCAGATAGGCCATGTGAGAAGCATAGTCCTCGATCGCTTTTTCCCAGAATGCGCGTTGTTCTTCGATGCTGGCAATTGCAAGTCGACCAGTAACTTTACGTCCGTAGTCGCCCCCGTCTTCTACCATCAGCGCTGATTTCGCATCGTCAAAGCCGATCACATTGCCTGTCTGGTCGATAAGCTTTTCCTCGTATCCAAGCATACGAACCAACTCGGGGTCGCCTTGAAGTATCCGGTGGACGATCTCATCCCCGAATACGTTGAAAATATCAACTGAATCGTTTGCCTCAGACACGTCGGAATCTGCGTTACTGGTAGTATTCGCATTCAGGCTTGCCATTTTCTTACCCAGGATGGCGGCAGGACGCAGCTCGGCAGGAATGGCCGTTTGCAGCAGCATGAAGTAAGGCTTCTCGACTTGGCCGCTCCGGTGGATACGTCCGAGCGTCTGCATGAACTCGTTAATATCAAGATGCGGTTGCACAACGATCATCATGCGCGGATCCTGACGCTTAAACTTCTCGCTGGCATGTAGAGAAATGCCCGTAGAACCGGAAGCATTCAGAATGATGAAATCCATATCCGAGTCGTTAAACTCGTTCATTACTTCAAGCTGACCTGCTTTCGATCTTTCGGAAGCGGAACGATTCACCATTTCGCCGTCAGCATCCAATCGAATACTTCTACCTGTGATTTCGCCAGTGCGGATACCAGCCTTTTCAACTTCGTAGCGCATGGCGTCAATCGGAGACAGTGGCATATCGCCAATGTCGATTTCATCTATATGAGCTTCAGCCTCTTGGAACAATCGGGATGCGATGCGCCGGAAATACTCGTCGACAACTTCTTGGTTGATCGTCGTCGCTTTAGGGTCTTCCTCTGTAGCTGCGGGGACAATCATCATCCTCACCAGTTGACGATCATCCATTTGTTCAAACTTAGGATCGCCGCTATTTGAAATGTAAATCTCTGTAGCATCTGGGCCACTGCCTTGTTTCAAGTGACGTTGCTGTTCGAGGTAATGCTGTAGCAATCCCTTGAAGTTTAAATCGTAGCCGGCGGCTTGGATTTCTTCAATCGGTCCCTGCATTGTGTTCTGGACGGCAACAATCACCTTATGCCGCTTTTTGGATCCGTCTGCAGTAACAACACCTTCACGTATGGCCTTCACTGCTTCTTGCGCTGCCGCTTTTGACTTAATCGCCAATAGATACTGGCTGACCATGTTGTGAATCTTTGCGGAGAAATTGGAGGATTCGATTTGTGGCGCCGTCGCGTTAATGCTCTTTGCTTGGCGTTTGAGCATCTTATTCAGCGAGCTCACCGCATCGCGAATCTTCAAATTGACGACGTATATTTCGCGCAAGCCACCAATATAGGCATCGGCCACAGCAAGATCGCGTGTTGCTGTATCCTGGCTGATCTTAGTTTCAAATACCACTCCATCGAAATCTCGCTCGCGTCGAATGTATTGGCCTGCTTGGGTCAGCATGCCGCTAACCGCTTGCTGAAGTGGGACACCGCCTGAAGTCATAGCAGAGACAAGGGAATCCGCATTTCCTCCCGAAGCCTTGTTGATGTCCGTTCTCATGTAGATCCCCATTGAATCAGGCCGCTTGGCGAAAGTAGCGCTAAGATACAACACTGAGTCGGCTTGCATCACCAACGGAGACATGCGCCATCCAACAATGCTATCGCCGCTTGCAAGGTGGGCTTCATCCATGACTAAGACGGCTTTCTTTGTAGCCACCAGTGCTTTGATTGCACGCATACGTGATCCGTCAGGCGGTGCAGTCTTTGAAGCTCTGAATCGCTTACGGCTCGCACTATCCAGACCTTTAGGAACATCGCTTTTAATTTGGTCGTATGTCGTAAATAACGCATTGACCTCACCTGGAAGCTGACGGCTTTCGGCAATGCCTTCCATAATTTCCTTCATGCTTCCCGTGCTCCACTTCTTTTTAGTGTGATCTTGGAATGTGAGGCTATTATTTGTAAAAGTCGGAATAATGTTCGAGGTGCCGATGTCGGCAAGGTCTTCGATCATAGCTTTGTAAAGCTTTGGCTCTTTAGTGATGAAGATAGGGATTTTGCCTTGAGTTACCGCGTAGCGAATCATCCCTGCGGCTACACGGCCCTTACCAATACCTGTTTGATCGCCTTCAACAAGAGCGGCACCATTCTCGGATTGATAAACCGCCATAGCCAGAGCGTCCATTTGCTCGGCAGCGAAATACTGGGTTAAGTCCTCGTCTTTAGCGTATCCCAGTTTTTCACGGACAAACTCATCGACTGGCTTACCTGTCTCCTTTTCGATGACTGAAAGCGCCTCTCTCGCGGCTCCGGCCATGTTCTTCGGGATAAGTGTATCAAATCCGCCATGCTTCGACGCGGGTTGATACTTTTCGTGGAACGCTGTGCGCCCGGACGGTTCTATTGACCGCTGTTGCTCAGATTGTTTCTGAGTTCCGCTAATGCCCACTCGGGCCGATCCGCTTTTGGAATCATTGGAAGCGTTTGCATTGCTTCCTGACTGATTAGTTCTGGAAACTGGTTTATTAGCTCCTGGGTCTGACGACTCATTGCTGCTTCGTCTGGTTGATTCAGATCGAACCCCTGAAGACCTTTCGCCGTCTCTAACTCCAAACTGAGGTCGTTCAGCAACGGCCCCTTCAATTCCAGCAACGCCGTCGCTAACGATGTCGCGAATATCCGCTTCACTGAGCTTTCGTGACTCGATCCTTTGTTGGTCTGTTTTGTTGAGTTCATTTCGTAAATCGTCCCAGGAATTTAATATGCGTGGATTCTTGGCATAAGGCAACTCTGTTTTAGCTTTGCCCCGGCCAGCCACTACAATCACGTCAATAGGCCACCCAGCGCCTTGCTTGCGGTATAGGTCGCCTGAGACAGTGAAGTAGTCGATCACATTGTAATTCGCATACAGCGTGTCCAGGAACTGTTTACGCTGGCCTTTACCATAGGCTTCTTCTCGGGCTTCGCCATTGCCATCCATTTGCTTATTGAGTCCACCATATAGGAATACTGCCCGGCCATCATCTTTAAGGGCCTCAAGCTGCTGCATGATTATCTGGTAATCAATATTCGTCGTTTCGCCACCGTGTGGCATGGTCCATGTCTCGCTGGTGCCATCTGATTTCTTGATGACACCGAAAGGTGGGTTCGCGATGAGGACGTCGAAAGCCTTATTCGATGTCATCTTCTTGGTTGCATCGTTGCCAAAGATGGCTTCGGCGGATCCAACAGCTTCGAGGCGTTCGCGCCGCCCGTCGTTCAACTCATTCGCATAGGCGAGTTCTGGATTTGCCTCAATCAAAAGGGCTCCATGGCCGGCGGTTGGCTCGAGCACACGGGTTTCCGAATTCACACCCGCCAGGCGGCTGGCAACATACGCAAATGGAATTGGAGTCGAGTATGCTTGCTGAATCTTACTCTCCGAGGTCTTTGCTGTCAGATTTGGCTGACGCTCGTTCAGGTCGACAAGCTTTGCATAGATTTCCTGCTCGCTCAGTCCATCACGCTTAGAATCGGCAATGATCTTGCGTGCTGCACTGACTACGCCAGCTTCAGCCCACTCGTCAGCTTCCTTTTCTGTGAGCCTAAATGTATCTGCATTCTTTTTGAGGTCATTGCGAGTCAGCTTATTCCCAATAACAAGTTCGACCTCAACAAAGCCCATCATTCCGGGACCGCCGGTCTTTGCTTTTTGATCTACCGAGGAATCCTCGGCAGTTGGGGTGTCAATCTCATTGAAAACAGCGTTCCAGTTGCTCGCTTGTGGCAAGGAAGGGTCGGACATGCGGAATATCGAATAAAGCGCGTCAGCGAGCACACGGGCGGCTTTTGGCTTCCCCTTCGACTCGGCAATCTTATCCAGAGTCGCCACAACGTCAGCAGGCGTATTCTTGCCTTCAGCAATCAACTTCTCAACAATAGGGAGAAGCGTCGGTAGTTGCGCAGACGGGATGCCCTTTTGCTTAACTCCCTCTTCGGGTGCAAATAAACCATCGAGCGCATCACCTAGTTCTTTCTCGGCTCCGGAGAGATTTGAAGGTTTTGCAGTGGGTGCTTTTGGGGAAAGTGGTATTTCTTCAATTTTTCGTTTTCCTTTGGCGTCCTTGAATCCGCTGAATGTAAGTGCATCAAAAACAATCTCTTGCCCCTTAAATCGCTTGTCGCCTGCGTATTTCTTACCTTCTCCTTTTTTCAGATAAGCGATAGTTAAATGAGGTTTATAATCAGGAAAGCTGTTCTCGTTATCTAAGACGGATAGTTTTTTAGTAATCCGCTTCAGGTCCGAGCTTTTAGCACTGACTTTTAAGACATCGAAATCATCATTTTCAAATAGCGAAGTCTCTCCCAGTTGGATACTAATTGGCCCTTCACCTTTAAGGGTATCACGCACTTGCTTTGCGTCATTGGAGGTCAGACCAAATAATGCGGTGACATGGGGTTCCTCTTCGATTCCGTAATCCCCATCCTTGGTGTAAATATCGTCTTCTTTTATGGACTTCGCGTAATCCATAAAAGGCTTCGCTGCCTCGGAAGGCAAAGTCACTTGCGTGGATGCTAATTGTTTTTTGGGCTGATTTGGCGTAGGTTTCTTTTTCGCAGCTTTTAGGTGCGCGGAATCGTCTTTCTCGGTTTGAGATGTCAAGGATTCCTTTACATCTACCGTATCACTATCCTCTGTATAATTCCCAGGCGCATACCGCCCGAGCACCTCACTGATAAACTGGTCTAGGCGCTCTGTTGAAACATCGGCGCTGCCAGCCCACTTCCGAAGCACCTCTTTGAATTGCTTGATAAACTCACCCAGTTTTTGAGCAAACTTCTGGCCGTAGTTCTTTGCTACATTATCAAGTGTTGATTCTCCTTTGAGGACGCGGAAACCTTGGAATGCGAACCACTCCTGACGGGCAGCATAGCTGCCGGTCAGCTCTTCATCCGAAAGCTCTTTGAGTCCAGTGCCATACTCGTCTGCGGCTTTACGGCGTTGCTTTGGTGTCAGTTTGTCCCACTCGTCTTTAATGAATGGATCCATCACCTGACCAACACTATGAAGACTCTCATGTGTCGCAGTCGCGATCACATCGTATTCGGAGTCCATTCCATTCGCGTCGGCATTGAAGCTGATAACTAGCTTACCGTTTTCGATGCGATTAAGTGCCGACCGAGTGGCAAGCTTCTCGCCTGCTTTTTTAGCAAAATCACTGCCTGATAGAATCTCAATGGTCGTTTCCACTTCCATGTCGCTAGAGAAATCCTGCACCGTTTTGAAAATGTCAGCGATCGGCTTTACGGATGTGCCTCTGAGTTTGTATGCCTTTGCGACCTTTACCGACGAGTCGACGTCTGGGTGTTCAGTCAATACTTCTGACACGGGTTCGACGTCAGCAGACATGACATTCTCGACATATTTCAGCACGCGAGCACGATGCGCGTCCTTAGCATTCGACTTCGCTTTATCGCTTGTGAGGCGATCTGTAATAGAACTCAGACGGGGAGGCTGTTTCAGTTCAGGTGTCGATTCACTACCTGACTGGCTATTGCCAACTGGATTCGCATCACTTCCTGTTCCGTCATTATCATCGGAACTATCAGATTGACGTGATTCGACTTCTTGAGTGGTAGCATCTGTATCAATAGCGGTGGGTTTTTCATTGTCCGTGCTTTCTTGTTCGCGGATTGTTCTAGGATCAAGAGCGACGCCCTGATTTTTGGCTTGGGCGATAATGTCGGCCATATCCGCAGCTCGACCAGAGAAGTTGACTGTCTTTCCATCGGCATCCTTGCCTTTGGCGGTGAAGACTGAAATCGGACTTTCCGGCATAGAATCAAGATCCGCGCCATTTTGATCCGTATGTGGCTCAGACTGCGTATTCACTGGGATAGCGTCTGATTTAAGATCCGCGCCGTTTTCAGTTTCTTGTCTGTCCTCTGGGGTTAATGGTGTGAATTTTTCTGCATTGCGAATGCTTTCTCCGAGACGTTGGCCGGCATCTTCGTATGCCTTCTTTATCTCCGATTTGCCGTGTGGACTGGATGCTGAAATCAATGTTGCCAACAAACCACTCGAGACAGCACCAACCCCGGCGCCTTCAAAGGCTCCTTCAAGTGCATCGCGATCTGCATCCCAAGGGATATTCCCTAAGTCTCCGGACGCGGCAAGATTCTGGCCGATCGTTTGATAGTATTCTTGAAGTGCATCTTCGGTCGCTTCTTGGCCCACTCCGAGAATGCGCTTCGCTAGTGACATGGCTTTGCTGCCGGCTAACCAGGATTTTGCTTTTCCTGTCGCAATCTTTTCAACGAGTTCCTGACTGAACAATCTGCCAGCAGTTAATTTGCTGGTTTTCCCCAGCATAGAAGACAAAGGGAGTAGTTCTGTTGCACCCAATCCAACGCCAATTACCTCGGCCATCGCAGCCTGTTTGCCTTCGACGGATTTAATTTTACCGACAAACTGATCGTGCTCATTTTGGTTGATCTCACCTTTACTGAGGAGATTTCCAAGATACTCGATAGCGGCTGAATTCGTCTTCAGAACCTCTTCTCGCAATGAATTTCCCATTGCAGCACTACCGACTGTTCCAGTTGATAACATCGACAGGCGTTGGATTGCTTTGGTGCTTAGATTCGCGGCCTGACCGATTCGACCAACAAGAATACCGGGGGCTAAAAATGCAGCCATAGAACCAACGCCACTGCCGAAGCCCTCAGCAGTGATTCCCATAAAGCTCTGCTTCATGAGTTTTTCTGTCACTTCATCAGGTTGTGATGACATACCCCACTCCGCAGCGACATCTTTCATCGCGTGCATAAACTCTACAGATTTACTATCTGCGTCGTATTCAACAATTGGAGCAATACGCATTGCGTTTCTGTGCAAGAACTCGGCGACATCTACAAAGGTGGTGCCTGCTGCTGCTGCCGCTCTCTTTGCAATAAACTTACTGCGCTCCCATCCAGTCGGATTTCGAATAATATCATCGAGGCGCTGAAGCTGATAGTCGTTAAGTCCTTTTTTCCGCTCAGCGATTTCACTGGTAAGCCAATCAAGCTCTTTCTGCACGCCAGTAATCGCCCGATCGGTCATCCGATCGCGATCCAGAGATTTCAAACTCGATTCACGCTCGCTTAAATCAAGTATTTGCTTCCATTCGCTGGCATCTTCTGAGCCAATGCGATCAAGGCTTCGATTTTGGTAGAAGTTTGCAGCAGCGGAGTCGATCGCATCACTTTCGCTCTGACTTAATTGATCTGCCTTCTTCTCCAAATTGACTCGTCCACTTGCCTTATCCGGTGCTTTTGCAAGCATGGCTTCAACCTTATCACGTTTCTTTCGGATTTCATCAATGGTGCTACCAACAAATGAAGTAGCCTCTTCCATAGGGATGTCTTGAACTCGAACCCTTCCGTCTGATTGTCCCTCAACAAAGCGATACATGCCTTCTTTCGAAGGCGGGACGTTATCAGGAGAATCGTAATACTCGCCGCCTGCAGGGGACTGAGTTTCTGCCGATCGCACAACACCGCCGTGCTGATTGACCTTATCATGCCACTCAGGGCTTCCGATCTCAGGCATGCGCGGAGCGTCTAGGACTTCCATCGGAGTCACCGATGTTGCGGCCTCATTCGGTGTCTGGAGTTGAAGGCCAAGCTTCTGGGTGTTCAGGGATCCTTCTTGGATTTCAATCTGGCTGTAGATACTCTCCGCCTGATGCTTTTCTTCGAGCATGCGACGCATCTTCTGCTTCATCGCGTGAACATACCCTTGTGGACTGTTTAGCTTCCTTAGCTCCTCAGATGCAGCAACCGCCTCAGACGTGGATTCCCCCATGCCGAGGAAGCCGGATTTTTTTCGGGACTGGCTTTCAAGCAAAGCGAGTTTCTGCCCCATCTCAGTGAAAGCAAACTTACCAGGATCTTCAACGAAAGTGCCTTTTTCTTCATCGAATACGAATGGATGTGTGATGTTGTTGCCATCCTGATACGCGAGGCCACTGCCGGATCCTTTTAGGAATTCATCAATCTCGGTCGACTTACCCCGAACAATCGAGCTGATTGCGCTCTTCTGTTTTCGGAGATCCTTTAATTGTAGGTCAATCGGTGACTGCGACTGCTTATCCGACATGCCCATATTTGCATAAACTTCGCGTTCTGCACTCTGGATATTCTTTAATGCTGGCTGAGTCGGTCCGCCCGAAGTCGCAAAAGATGGAACTGTCTTTGGCGGATTTGGATCGTTATAGTCAGTGGAAACGGAGCGTTGTGGATCGAACATAAGTTATCGAGAGAAACCGGTTTTTGGATCTAGTTTTAGGCCGTATTGCTTTGCGAGTGCTTGGAGTTCTTCAAGTCGATCTCCGGACAGAGCCCGAACACTGCTACCTGATGCAATTTGGTATTGCTTGAACTTCTTGTTGAGTTGGCTCAACTCAGCAGCAGCCTCGTTCTTTTTGATTCGTGCTTCGTTGGATAACTCACGTCGTTTGCTGATAATAGGCGGTGACGATGGCTTCTTAAAAAGATTCCCGACCTTTGACGCCACGGATTTGACATTGGATCCCACCCGGCCGACATCGAATTTCACTTCGGTTTTCGACTTTGGCTTTTCGGCTTTCGGCTTCTGGATGTATTCGTCCACAACGCTGCCGCCGGTATATAACGGAATCTCAGGTGTCTTCTTTTCTGGTTTTGGTTTTTTGCCACCAGTAACACCAACTGCATCCAATTCTTTCTTTGGAGAACTGTCCGTCATCTGTTTCTCGAAAGCGACAGCCTGACCACCCTTTACAGGTGCTTTAACAGGTTCTGCTACCTGTTGACCACCCTTTACAGGTGCTTTAACAGGTTCTGCTACCTGTTGACCACC